CCTTGCCTTTTTCCTGTACCAACAGCACCCATTGTGCTTGGTTCTCTAGTTTCATCGCCACTTTGAACATAACAAGCTGGAAACTGTGCATTACTTAATGCCTCTGGTTCAAATGGCTCTCTAGTGATTTTTTTAAATTCAATAGGACTAGAAACTGCATCCAGCTTTGTAATGATGTCACTTGCTATATCTTCTCGTTTGCTCATAATCTTATTTCTTTTAAAAACATATTCCTTATCTTATTTTCATCATTTTTACCAATAGCAAAGAATGGTCTTGGTGGCATTTTACCAACTCCTGTGTCGTGTATATATGCCTTAACTTGCTCTGATTTTCTTCCGAAGAATAATGTTCCTGTTGTTCCCCTTACTCGCCAAGTCAATGAATTGAACATATGTCCGTGAAAAGTCAGATCAACAAACTTATTTGTTTTCTTTCTAAATTGATCTGATTGTTTGTATTGTTCTGAATATCTTGCGAATGTTCCACCATCTGGTTTTTGTCCTTTTTGTGTCTTTTTTTGAATCTGATCTGCCGCATAAGCAGAAACTTTGTTTAATGCTTTTTTAATATCTCTGGGAACTGTGCGTTGAAGTTTCTTTATGTAATTGGAAACATCTATCGTGTTGGCTGTAATCTTTATATCTGCGACCATTATCTAACAAGGCGAAGTGTGTGCATAGCTTCTTTTTCACTATCTGCTACTGTGCCACCCCCATCTTCATCATATTCAACACCATCTCTTAAAACTTGTTGAAATTCCTCGTTGTATCTGTCTTTATAAAATTCTATTTGAACTTGGAAAGAATCCTTTTCAGTATCATTTCTCCATTTAGTAAGCTGTGGAAAAATATAATAAGCCAACGCCTTATAAACAACCGCATAGACCCATTGACTATCAGTTAATTTACTATCTGTCATTTCAACAGAAGTAACCTTTGTAATATCCTTGTATCTGACTTGATGTCTGTATCGTTCCCACCATTCAGCACGAATTTGCCTTAAAACATCATCTTCCGCTAATTGCAGTTGATCATCAAAATCTGTAATGCCAAAACCTAAAATATCAGGTTGTATCTTTTGTAGATGACTACTTGCTACTGAAAATTGGGTGGTTGCCATTTTATTTCACCAGTTTTGGTTTGGCTGATTTTTTCTTTTTAGGTTTATCTTCCATTAAACTAAAACCTCTTGCTATGAAGTGTGATTGATTTTTTTCCCAATCAATTCTTCTGCGTTCAATGATCTTGTCGCCTCGTTGCAGTTTAATCATTTCCGCATTACCTGTCTTGCCACTTGTTGTTATGTTTGAATCTATTACCATAAAATCCTCTTGTGTAAGAGGGGGATAAAACCCCCTCTAGTTAATTAATTTACAGTAAAGATGAATCCATCATTAACTCGACACCATAAGTATCGTGTAATTCTGAAACACCATAAACTGCTGTTGCCACAATCTCATCTGCTCTCAAACTCGCATCTCTTTGAGTTTCGATTTTAAGGTCTTGCATCATAGCAAGGCCCATTGCATCTCTGTGGAACAAAGCGCCCTTATAATCGCCTGTTGTACCTGTGTTAGAAATGTTTGAAGATTCATAAACAGGAACTCCAGCAACTCTGCCAACAAACCCTGTGTTCATTGCTTCGTTAGCAACATCACTAGGATTAGGATTAGCAAAGGTATTTGTTAAAGCACCTTTTAAGTCATAGGCAATAAATGGATGCACCACACAAGCTAAATCCTGTGTTGGAACACCTAAATTCCTTAATTCTGCAGTCGCTTCAAATAGTTTTGCCGCAGAAAAAGCAACATCTGCTCCCCCTACGATTTTACTAAAGCCGTCAAATAATGCGATTAAATCAACATCAATTTTTTTAGCGATTGCTTCACCGAATAATTTACCAATATCTGCTGCCACATTTCTTGACGCCGCGTTGCGTCCCAAATCTGTGAGAGTTGTCATTATTCCAATTTCCGAAGCTGTTATAGTAACAGAAGATGGATTAATTGCGGTATTGGATAAATCAGTTGCCTCGTTCACACCAGCGGCACTCACGACAGCATAAATTGGAACCTCAACGCTGAGACCTTGCCCAACAATTTGATAGTTTTTTACCAATCCACGCATTAGTGATTTTTCACTAGCGACAAATAAAGCTTCGGCTACGATTTCCGTATACAGTTCGCTTATTGTCGAACTGGTGGTTTCTGAAGCCATTTTATTTTATCCTTTCGTTATTTTGTTAAATTAATCACAGAAGGTTTGGAATCCCTTTGCTTTCTGTAGTCAGCATACTTCTTCCTGTCCTCTGGATTAGTCATATCTAAATCCGCAATTTTAAAAGGTTGATTTGCGTTCACCCTATCCACATTTCCCTGACTTCCACTTCCCGAAGGTGTTGCGCTTTGGAAGTGAGGATTCTGCGTTAAAAATTCTTGAACATATTCGTCTACACTCAATAACTCTCCCTTTGTATTATAACGAGGTTGATTGTTTTCTGCAAGAACTTCCACCTTGCCCTCGTCATTTAATTTTACTTGTGATCGTAAGAGTTTCACAACTTGATCTGGTACATTTGATTTATGCTTACTTGCACTATTCAACAAACTGTCAGTTATTTTAATCTGCTCTAGTTGTGATTTTAAGGTTTTTATTTCAGCGTTGGATTTATCAGCTTGGTCTTTTATAATCTGGTCAAACTCCCCTCGCTGCTTCTTAATCTCTAATTCTTTTTCCTGTTTTTCTTTCAGGGCAGTTTTAGCAACATTAATATCTTCTGTTCCCAACTCTTTATAAATTTTTCTTCTTTCCCTAGCCAGTCTTTCCTTGACCTTTTCTTCAACTTGCTCTGGTGTAAAATTTAATAGATTTGCTTTTACTTCCTCTTGTTTTACTTCTTCCTGTTGGACTTCGGTTGTTGCAGTTTCAACTTTATCCGTTTTTTGCTCGTCAGCCATAGTTAACTCCTTTTAAGTTATTTTTTTAACATTATTTCCAGTCTTTATCAACTGGGTTCCAAGTATGCCTACATCTGTAGCCACCCCTTACGACAAATGGATCGCCACTTGCCTTTCCTTTCCAACTTCCAGACCAAAAACTTCTAATTTGTTTTTCAGAATAAACTTGTCCTATGTGCCTTTTACAAAATTCCCTTGTTGTCGTAATGGCTGTTCCAGCATATCTAAAATGATCTAATCCAGCAGAACTCGCCTTTGCTTTGACGAATTGTGCGTCAAACTGCATAATGGAATCGTGTGCTAATTGTCCTGCGTGGCTTGACATTGGCCGACCAGCCACATCTTCTAATCCTGTGAGTTTGCCTGAAATATCCCTGACCATATCCTCAAATGAACGACCAGCGATTACATTCTGATAAACATTCGCATTGATTTCAGTTAAGTATTTATTCGCCACTTCTTCAAACCCTTGAAACGATTGTGTCTTTAATGCATTGATTATTTCTAAATCAACTTTTGTCAGATTCTTGAATTTATCTGGTATGTTTAATTCGCCAAACTCTTTCATAAACTCACTTACAGCTTTATCGTAATCCCTTATGAGTGAATCAGATTTGGCTAGGAAAGTAGTTTGAAATTCCCTTTTGAAATCGTTTCGCAGTTGTATTGATATGGCTGTCTTTTGCCTTAAAATTTCTGGTGTAAAATCCGAACTAACTAGAAGTCTTTTATGTTCAGCTATGTCGGATATGATCTGTGATTCTAATTCTGCTAGTGTTCTCTGAATTTGGGATTCGTGCTGTAATGCTAGTTTATCTAATAACGATTGTCTCGACATTCATTTTATTCTTCTGCCGTTTCAACACCCTCAATCGCTGGTGTGGAGAATTGTCCTATGGCAATGGTTGAAGAATCTATTTCCTTGTTGATCTCATTAATCTTTTCATCATCATCAACAACGGCATTAACGATCTGCTTGTCTATTTCCTTTGTAAAAGTTTCTGATTTAACGCCACTAGCTTTCGCTGTTTGCAGTAATTGTAAATCACTCGCCCAATCTCGTATGTCAAATGTATCTGGATAATCTATTTCGCCATCCCAAGTTTTATTCTGCCATAATGCGAACAAAGACCATATCTGTTCTTCCGCATTTTCCAGATAATCCGCTTTTTCACTTAATCGTGCGTTGAGAAGTTGAAACTCTGTCTGCAAGGCGATGCCACTAGCAACTTTGCTTTCAGTTGCCCTTACGCTACCCATATGTGCAATCCTATCAATCGCCTCAATTTTATTATGAATACATTTCATTATGCCATCTAAATTCTGTCCACTAGGTTGAATAATATAGGGTTTTAAATTACTATCCATATCCTCTGGTATTTCAATGACACTACCAGCGCCAGCACTCGCTTCTACATTGGGAGTTTTAACTAAGCTAGGGTGATTGGATAATCGTATCAGTTGTTCCTTTTCTGAATAATCATTATAAATTGATTTTTGAAGTTCAGCGACATCAGATAAATCACTAATGCCTATTGGTCTTTTACTTGATCGTTGATTATATAAATTAACTGCTGGAATTTTCTT